CAGAGGGCTGCAGTCCCGGAACTCGGAATAGCTCTCCAAGCAGCACGATAAATGGGTGAAGGTTGTCTGACAACAAACCTTTCGCAATTTCGAGCTGGTGAGGAGCATACCCAAGCCAAGACAGGAGTTCAAGAATTATGTAGTTAACTGAGAGCCCAATGTCGAAATTCATGGAAGTATCATAACCTCCAAAGTCTCCTTCAATAATGAGCTCAGAGAAACCCACAAGCCTCTCGTAAATGTCTGACCCCTCCGAATACATATTTACTCCAATCGCAGTATAAAAGTCACTGCTGTATTCCTGCATCAAGGTATAGAAGGGAGCAAGAAACATACGCTGGAGTATTAGATAAGCAAAAGGGGTAGCATAGAAAATTCGCGTCTTGCCCAATCTGACTTTTTCCACGTCTCTCGGTTCGTCCTTCAACTGCGCTTTAAAAATCGCAGAATAGGATTCGCCGCGAGAGTAGCAGTCAATGATTTTAATCATTTCCTGCACTATCTCGTCGTCCACCTCGTCATAGACGGCGTGATGTGGGTGTTCGTCAAAATATCGAGTCGCATAGTCCTCTTTTTTCCCTCGGGTTCCAAACCCAGCTGCTTTCGTGAAATCCATTCTCCTCACAAAGGGATCATGGGGGAGTCCGTTAATAGCTGATTCCATGTCAAGTGGTTTCAACGTTGGGATCTTCCTCCGAGCCAGGTTCTTTTTAATCTGTTTCAGAATTGCAGCTGTGGCCATCGTTACCACTCTTGGGGGAAGTGGCTTGTTGGCCACACTCATCTTACGTATACCTAAATTGTACGGAGAGCGGAAACTCTCTCCGGAACCAACTGGTCTCATAAGCGGCTTGACATATACGGTTTTCCGGATGTGGCAAAAGTGATCAAACATAAGCGACTCAAGATAAGGAGCAAACACGGTTCTCACCAATCTACTCTTCTGATTCACGTTTGGAACTTCTAACAGTCCGTAATAACGCATTTTCCCAAGGTACTCGTAATTCACAGGACTCTTCGGGTGAGTCTTGTCACCGCACGGCACTGTGTCAGCTTCGCTATTCACAATGCCTAACGGTACCCGCTGCAGTCCCTTTTCAAGGTCCGGACGCAGCACCACGGCAGCATAACTCACAGAGCTACTAGGAGACCCGGCTGAATGCAATCCTAGAATGCACCAGCCAGAATCTCTCTGTCCTATAAGAGGGTGTCCGCAGTCTCCCTTCTTATGATCCGCCCAGGCATAACGAACATTATGGCCAAATGAGAGTTTGCCCAAGTGATCGTCCTGAGACTCCAGACTGGCACCATTATAAAAGGACACAGTCTGCGTGGTTCCTATGAAGGACGGCGCGTTCTTAAAATCCACGATCTCCACCGGGAAGTGGCGAGTGATATCTTTAAAACGCAATGGTCCCACCTGCAGTGCGACGATATCGGGAGCTATCTCCACAAACCTATCTGTGTCTATCATAAGACGCTCGTAATCGTTCGCTTCTTCTGCATATGGGTACTTAATTTTGGAAATGCGCGCCTCCACCACGCCCCGGAGGGTTCCGAAGGCATGACGATGCACCAGTGCAAGGTTACCTTTGACTCCTAATGCATATGTGCGCAGCACTCCATCATCAGTATCGATGTAGAGCCGACGAAGGTTTCTGTGCACACGGTCAAGCAAATCCCTGGGGGAAGACTTATGAACTGAGGACTGAATTATACGAGTGTTCCATATCTCCTTGCCTTTCACAGGCAATCGGACATAGCCCTTACTGCAGTCATATTTCTCTTCGATCTCTCGAACTTGCTCTTTGACAGCAGTCTTCTTCATAAATTCTGAACTTTCAGTCTGAGACCTCTTTTTGCGGTAATCAAAGTAATACAATGTCGCCGCAAGACCAGCAGCAAAGGGAATAACATACTTAACGCAGCACTCCACCTTATTCTCGCCGACGTAGCCGACGCAATAATCAAATTGGTTCCTAAGTGCAACGCGCAAGCGGCGGAGCCGCCTTGCAGTTTCCCTTCGTGCAGCGTCAATTCTCCTCTCTGCGATGTGCAATGTCAGTGCTGTAAAATCAATGCTCAGAAAAGTGAGTATCAGTAACATCAAAAAATAAAACAAAACATTTAACTGATATGCTCCCAAGAGCAGTGCCACAAGGGTGACAACTCTTCGTCTGAATACTAACATGGAGGTCGTGAACAAAATGTCCAAGATGCAACTATGCAGACTGTGATAAACCCATCGCATAGCATTAGAAATACTAGCGCTGGACAACAGCAAAAATCTGCACAGTAGGGCCCAGATCAAGCGCCAATAATTGACAACATTTCCGGGCTCAAATCCCACCTCTGACACTGGATCACAGTAATAATCACCAAATTGGTAATCTACCTCGCGCTGGGAACGCTGACGCTCACCATTTGCAATATGTTTAGTGATGAGATCCGCCAGTACTCCCTCCAACGCAAAGATGTCATGCTCCTCTGTTCCCTTGAGATGAGTCACTACTCGAGTCTTATTGTTCCCGAGAGGCTCTCGGGTATTGACATTAAAGGTCCACTTATCGAAATAGTTCTCAGATTTACTCTCAGGATCAAGAGCGACGCCACCAGACAAAGTGTACTGAGGTTTCACTCGAGGATTGATGTAGATAAATCTACGCTGAAAGGCGGCCGGGTTAGAAACCAATTCCTTCAAATTAAGAGTAGGATTATTGGTATCTATCACCACAAGTTCCGCCAAACACGGTACGTCTCCTTTGTCACCTACTGATGACATATTCAAAGACATGGGCAGAGAGTCAGCGACACTAGTCAATTCCGTAACCGCTGGGTCTCCATTCCTCTTCACAAAGTCCGCCAATAAACTGCCGACTTCAGAAATGTGAATTATTGGAGTACCCCAGGGATCATATCCATCCCAATAGGGAGAAGCTGGGACTCTCTGAAAGACATGAGAGGGATCAAACTCCCTGCCTTTAATATGGGAAAAAAGTCTATAAATCCATGTAACAATGGAGGACTTACCGATACCCGGCGGGCCCCCCACGATAATGCAGACAGGAGGCACCCGCGTTTTGCTCTCACCTCTTTGTTTGAGCCTGCGCACGATTACCTCCAAATTTACTTTCTTCCTAAGGGCATCAATTCTGCCGCTGCTGGCAGGATGCATGTTCTTCACTATGGCATCAATGTCCTTAATGACGACATCCGCTCGCGAAATGAATTCCTTATAGCACATGGACCCATTAACAGGTAATCCAAAGTGCAGGTTATCGCTTCTCACAAGTAGTTCGTCACAACGTTGCAATGTACTGCGGGTGGGATCACCTTCCTGGAGGATAGTGGTGATATCCATACCGCCGCGTGCCAATTCTGCAAACTTTATCAGACGCGCAAGTGAAGTGATGACGAGAGACACACC